GGGAAACCATGAATCTTCTATCCTGAAACATGCTGAAACGAAACTGATTACCCGAGCGATTGAACTGCTTCGCCTAAAAACAGGTTTTCGTATCTGTGAAATGCCTTATCGTGGGTGGGTCATTGTGCATATGAACTACAAGGGAGGGGGGAATGCTACGACTTTTAAAATAGCCTATACGCATGGTGAGGGAGGCAGTGCTCCTGTCACTCGCGGTGTAATCAAAACCAATAGACGAGCAGTCTTTTACCCCGACGCTAATGTTGTTGTTGGTGGACATATTCATGAGGGATGGAGTGTTTCTGTTCCTCGATTTCGACTCAGTGATCGAGGGGTTGTTTATCAGGATGAGCAGTTGCACGTTCAGTTGCCTACATACAAAACAGCTATTGTTGATGACGGATGGGAGGCAGAGAAGGGATTTGGCCCCGCTGCTAAGGGTGGAGTTTGGTTGAATGCAAAGATGAGAAGAGCAAATAAGTTCGCTACAAAGGTTCCTATTCTTACCACAGAGAGAGCGATGTAACCCACAATATATAGTAGGGTTAGCAGGTCAACTTATTGACACACTCTACCATATGTTGTATTGTGGTGTAATGACATTGTATATACAGTGGTATTTGTTTGAAAGGGATAGGCAATGCCGACAGCAGGGAAAAGCGCATCACCTGTACACGAACTCAAAAAAGCCCCGTCAAAAGAAAAAGATTGGCTTACGTTTATTGAAGATTGTTATGGGTATGCTCGGGAAGGTCGTGCAGGGTTTGATTATGCTGTTAGGGAAAATTCGCATTTTCTGGTAGGCGATCAGTGGGTAAAATATTCAAATCATTTTAATCGTTTTGAAAAACACGCCTTAGAGGAGTGGGTTCCTACTCCTGTTAATAATGTCCTAATCGAATATTACGACTACCTCATTGATTTGTTCACCTCTGGAAATTCTGAACCCGATGTGCGACCCGCTACTCGGGATCAATCTGACGTGGAAGCGTCAAAAGCTGCACATAGAGCACTACGATCTGAATTTAACCGTTTAAATACTGAAGGATCTTTACTTCCTTCAGCAGCGGGTTGGCTTGCTTTGACGGGTAATGCCATCCTTTTCTCTGGATGGAACTCTCATCGAGGGGATTTGATTCGTAGACCCAAGATGAAACAGAGTAAGTATGCTCAGATGTATGCACAGGTTGTTTGTGCTGCTTGCGGTTTTACCGAGCGGGAAGAGGTCTATAGCAAAGAAAGATGTCCCGATTGTAATGGCCCAATGGTCTCTCGGGAAGCTGAAGAAACCGATGTCTTTGGTAATACCCAATACGATAGTAAAACTGAACAGGTATTCAAAGATGGGATGCCTCAGTTTGATGAGTTCCGAGTAGGAAATGTAGAAGAACGAGCTATTAATCCACTGAACTGGTATCCTATGCCCTCCCGACAATGGGAAGATGTCCAACAGCATGGATGGGTAATGGAAACAGATCCTGTCGATATTGATCGTGTTAAAGATCTTTTTGGATCTAAGGCTAAAGACATTGTCGCTGAGTCAATCAGCACTGAAAACTGGGGTGTTCTCCCTGCTGAACAGTTTAAAGATGCAGGGATTGATGGAAATAGAAGGGAAGAATCCGATAAAGTTTTATTAAAAATCTTTAGACACGCTCCGAACCATAAATTTAAAAACGGTGCGATGACGATTTCATGCGACGGACATCTGTTTTATAAAGGTGATCTGGATTCATGTGACGGCAAACTCCCTTATACGATGGTAAAATACAGATCAGTGCCGGGCATGTTTTGGGGAGAAGGGCCTATTGGAGATCTGGTTCCTAATCAAAAACGACTCAATGCGATTGATTCCACTATCGTATTAAACCGCAAACAAAACATTTCACCACAATGGTTAATTCCAGAGGGTGCGGGTATAACTAAGGTTACGGGTAGGTCGGGTGCGGTTTATCGTTGGTCGCCTCATGCAAGTGGTGGATTTCAACCACAACGAATGCCTGGAATGCCATTGCCTAATCAGGTGATGGAGGAACGTGCACAAACAATAAATGCGATGAATCAACAGGTTGGATTACCTGAGATTATGCGGGGGAATCTCCCACATGGAGCCTCGGGATTAGAGACAGGAGCTGCCGTAGAGTTTCTCTTTGAACGGGCCTATAAAAGATTTGGTCAGGTGATTCGGAACTGGCGTATCGGCATGTCGGAACACTACCACCGTAATCTAAAAATCATGGCAAAGTATTGGGATGAGGATCGTATAGTAAAAATCGTTGGAGACAATAAAGACCTGCAATCCTACTACTATTCCAAAACAGATTTCCACTCAGCAGACGATATGACCGTTAGTGCCTCGTTAGGAGCTGAAGATTCTCAGGTTGGTAGAAACCAAAAGATTCTTAACGCAGTGCAAATGGGTTTACTTGGCGATATACGCGACCCTGCAATTCGCGGTAAGATCCTTGAAGATCTTGGTATAGACGGATTCGATAACGAATACATGCTCGATGCCAAGAAAGCGCGGAGGGTACTGCAAAGTCTTCGTGACGGAGAGGAGGGAGAGCCGTTCCTACCTAAAGTGGATAATCATGGAGTTCAATATCAAATCCTTAAAGAATACATGCTTACCTATGAATACTCTGAGGAGACTCCTGAGGTACAGCAAGCTATTCAACAGAGAGCAATGCAACACCAACAGATCCTTCAGCAAGAACAGCAACGGCAGATGGCTATGGCTCAAGCAGCTAAGGGAACAGGTGACAATGTATCTCAACAACTTATAGACAGCGGAGCTATGGGTGGCGACGCTCAAACGCAAACAATGGGAGTAAGATGATGGCTAAAATGTCTCAAAATGGGTCACAAGCCCACAACCCTACGGGTGGCAAAGCGAATCGCCAACCGTTTGGAGGAAGTGCAAGTAAAAGTCCAAATCGATTTCTTGGGGGTAGTTCCGCTTATGGAACAATGAAATCATTTGCAAATAAAACGCTTGGAAGTAAACCACCAAAATATAAGTGAGGATTAAATGGCTGAACAAGAATTAGGAGCAGAAGCACCGCAGAGTGCTGATGAGTCCGAAATTGTAGTTCCTTCTCAGATTGACCCTGCAACTCTGGCCGAGTTATTCGAAGACAATTCACTTAACTCTGCTCAAAACGAACCTGTCACGGAGTCGGCTCCCGAAGCGGTAAGCCAACAGCCAGTGGAACAAGTCGTTCAGGAGGAGCCTGTTAATCAAGAAGTCCGTATGTCACCCGAGCAAATATCTCAAATGCAAAGAGAGACAGCTCAGGCAGTAGCTCAGGCGATGCAACAGGGACAAACGCAACAACAGGCAAACAAATCTGTTACAGATCTGCTTGTTGAAGCCAACCCTGATGTTCCGCGCGAATCTCTTGAGTGGATGGTCAAAGCCAACCATACAATTAATGAACCGTTAATAACTAACATGCAACGGGAAATTCAACAACTCAAGCAGATGCAGCAAAGGCAACAGAACGAATCAACGGCTAAAGACTACGATAATCATATTACTGATTTAGCCGAACAACAGGGGATAACCTCTGAGTTCGAACGTGAAGCCTTATCTGCAATGACTACTAAAGTTGGACTTGAGCAACACGGCTCTAAGTTCAGTAAAGCAGATGCTACTCGCATCTTTAAAAACTTAACAACTAAGATGAGACAGGAGTCTCACGCTCAGAATGAGCAGTACGTGGAGAAAAAGGTAGCCGATACTTCAAATGCTCCACCCGTAACAGGATCTACCTCAACAAGCACAGGCAGTGCTGATGTGGCTGCTAAGATTCGGGAAGGGTTAGAAAATCCCAAGGATCGCACATGGGATTTCCGAGGGGATAATTTTAAGAATTTGATAACGGATTACATAAAATCTACGGCTGATAAAACTCTGGGATAAACATAGAGAGATTAAATCATGGCAGGTACGATTTCAACAATGGACAAGGCATTAAAAAATCTTTATTTGCCTCGTCTGAGAAGTACAATAAATACGGCTACCGTTCTTTCGAGTCGGTTAGAAAAGAATACTACTTCTACTGGAGTCTCAGGACGTAAAGCTATTGTTCCAATTAACATTCGAGGATCGGAAGCTATCGGTGCCCGAGGTGACGATGCTACATTGCCAACACCGCAGAATCAGACCTATCTGGAAACAGAGGTGGTCTACAAATATCTGTATGGAACGCTTCGCATAACCCATCCTACTATTGCTGCTTCCAAGAACGAAGAAGGTTCATGGGTAAAGGTAATCAGTGCAGAAATGGAAGGTCTAACACGCGACCTTAAAAACGATGTGAACAGACAGTATTTTGGTGATGGTAGTGGTGCGTTGGCTGAATTAGCAGGTTCAAGTCCTTTGGATAATAGTGCTAAAACGATAACCCTCGACAATACGCTTGGCTATGGTCAGCTAAAGAAAAATATGCTTATCGATGTCTATGCTGCTAAGACGGGTGGTGATGTGTTGTCGGATGCAAATGGACTGAAAATTACGGCCATAAATACTACTACTCATAAGCTTAGTGTTACTAAGGCTGATGGATCCGCAGCTACGTTGACTTGGAGTAGCCCAGAAGACGATATCATTTTCAGGCATGGATCTCGCGGTCTGGAGCTAATGGGTCTTCGAGGTATTGTTGATGATGGTACATACGTAGATGTTTTTCAGGGGATAACCCGTAGCACAGATACAGAGTGGAAATCTCAGGTAAACGCCAATGGTGGAACTAATCGTGCTTTAACAGAAACAATGCTTGACGACTTCATCCTCGAAGTAGAAGACAAAGGTGAAGCTGCAATTACTTGTGCTGTGACAGACCGAACCCGCTTCCGTCAGATCGCAACTTTTATGACGGATAATCGCAGGTATTCGGATCAGTTAGAATTGCAAGGTGGTTTCAAGTCCATTTCTTGGGGCGATATCCCAATCTTCTGGGATAGAGATTGTCCTTTAGATGCCAACGGTGGCGGGGAAATCTACTTCCTCGATGAGAATGAAATCCAACGTTATCAGCTTGAAGACTGGAGTTTTGATGATACGGACGGTAACGTCTTGCATCGTAACGAAGGTAAAGCAAGCTATGACGCAACCCTTTACTACTATGGAAACTTGGGATGTATGGCTCCTGACAATCAGGGCGTTATACGTGACTTGAGCTAAGTAGTTCACAAAATGGGAGGGACGGGGCAACTCGTCTCTCCTGTTTTTAGAGGAGAATTAATGTATATACCTGATTGGTCTATTGTAAAACGTATACAGGATTACGATAAGGGACTTTCTGTAAAGTGGATTGACAGGAAAGAACGGTGGGGGATATACAAAAAGATTCCGTCTGAAAATGGATTATATGATAAAGATGTTCTGGTTATGGTCGTTCGCAATAGCGATGACAGCTACCGCCCTTTAGACGACAGGGCACTCGAACGGCTTCGAGCTGCAGATCAACACCGCCTTTCACGTATTAATCAATTACATGAAATGCGTGAAATCGAAGAGCATAACGAAAAACTAACTGAAAAAAGACATAAAGAAACTCAATCTGAAATAGAAGATATAACTAAGGATATTGCACCTACGGTTCGCAAAGAGATGGAAGCAGACGTGGGAACACGAAATATTCCTAAAGAAGATATACGAGAAGATTTAGTTTCCAAATACGGTGAAGAGGTATTGTAGTGATACTATCTGATATGATGGCAGATGCTCGAAGACACTTGGACGCTTCAGATAAATTCTTTAGCGGACCTGAGGTATGTGATCGATTGCATGCATCTCAACAGGAAATATTAAGGTCGATTACTAAAGAAGACCCCACGTTTTTTGTGTCAACATACGATCTTTCTTTGATAGGCGGTCAAGCTCTTTATGATCTGCCATTAAATGCAAGACTTGGAACACGCACGATCTTTGCTGAAAATAAAGCAAATACGCTTGGATTAGAAGTAATGCCTATTGATTTCAGGCACTATTTACAACTGGAAGCCCCGGGACTAACGAACCTAAGTAACACATGGAATTTTATGCTTGAAGGAGGTAAGGTTAGAGTTACTCCAACACCAACTTCTACTTCTTCAAATGCAATTAAAATCTGGTATGTGCCAACCTACGGCAATATGGTGCAGGGTCGAGTGGATTCTGCGACAAATAGCAGTGCCAGTACAACACTTATTTTAAACTCAATGTCTTCTGACTACATCTATGAATTTGGAACTATAGACCGTAGAGATGATTTCTATAACGGGATGCAAGTTCAAATCATTGATGGAACAGGCGTAGGACAAACTCGAACAATAACAGATTACAATGGATCTACTCGAACGATAACAGTGGATTCTGCTTGGGGAACCAACCCTGCTAACAGCGGAGCGGGTCGGTCTTCATACAGTATAAATTGTCCTGTGCCCGAAGATTTTCATTCTGTGGTTTCCTTACGAGCAGCGATGCTGATGTCAGCTAAGAATAGAAATCGAACCGAAGAACTTACGGAGTTGTATTACGGAAATCCAACTCGAAGAGGTCATTATTATGAGTTAATGGCTTGGATTGCTAATAGAGTGTATTCCCGAGAAGAGATTGTTGAACCCTTAGATTATGGATGGTAAAAATGGAATATAAAGAGGCAGATAAAGTAGCCCCTGTAATGGCTAAAGATGGTATCCCCGAAACCAATCATTCCAAAGAAGTAAATATATACGGGCCAGGTATTAAAAAGATTCGTCCTAAAGACAAGCCGAAGAAAAAGGCCGTAAAGAAATAATGTCTTTAGAGAAGGACGGGAGGTTTGAGTGGAATGAGGATCGCATCTATGGCGGTATGCGTCAGGATGTAACTGCTGCGTTTCGGCATTATCGCATACTACGTAACGGTAGCGTTATTGACCACGGTTCTCTTATTAAAGATAAAGGTGTTCGTAGACTCATTAATGCACAGATAACAGACCACCCCACCTATGGCGGTTATGACGCTCGTTACGCTAACGGCTCACAGGTCTTGTTTTTGTTTCACAACAACGGTTCGGCCGGTGAAGTCCACCGCTTTAATGAAGCTGTGGGCGGGCACACGCAAGCAGACTCCTCTTGGACAGAGGAACATGCAAACAATGCACAGACAAAACCCTGTGTATTCATGTTTGCCGACAAGCTGATTACCATAGATGGCTCTCGTATTCGTGCGAGAAACAACGCTGCTTCTTGGTCAGCTCCTGTCAATGACAGTTCAATGGACTCGACTTTAAAAGCTGCATTAGATCGATCTACGTTTGGTGTGGTTTATGCAAACCGAATGGTTGTCTTTGGCGATCCACAGAATCCACACACGTTTTATTCTTCTGATGTAAGAGATCCCGCAGTGTTTGATGCTACGAACTCGGTAGTTGTCTTAGAGCAGAGCGGTGAAAAAATTACTGGAGCCAGTGTGATAGGGAACCATCTGTTAGTAGGAGGAGAAAACTTTATCCGATCCTACTATCTTGGAACCGCTTCGCCTAAAGATTGGGACTTTGAAACGCTTTCATCTTCTATCGGGCCGATTAACTGGCAATCGTTTGTTCCTATTGCTCGATATACAGCCAATCAAACGGTTTCGCACACTTTTTTCTGGACAAAAAATGGCCCTATGTTGGCTGTGGCAAACCCTAAAACTGCTCCTTCGTTGGTCCCATTATGGGAACCGTTACGCAGGGCGTTTCTCGGAGAGAATTATAGAACCTTAGAAGGATTCAAAATAAGCGATTACAAAAATGTTGAAGGAGCTTGGTGTCCTGAATACAATGAAGTCCGTTTTATTCTCAGCTACAAAAGTCCTACTGCTCGAAGCGTAGTCCTTTGTATCAATGTGGACTCTGCTATTGCATATGCAAGTAGCTCTGAGGGCATCTATCCCATGTTTCGGATACGGGATAATTCCGATTTTACAGGTGGTTTCCCTGCTGATACGATCTTTTCCTGTGAAGTAGCTTCCACGGGTGCTCCAAGCATAACGGGAGTTCATAAGACATTGGTGGCAAAGAATGGAAGAGTTTGGGAACTGGATAATAAAACAAACTGTAAAGACGAGGGAACGGGTAGCAGTGATACCCATGCAGTTAAATTCCAGGCACGTATGGATGGATACGATGGTAGCGATGACGGGGTTAATGCTCATGAGAAAAGTTTGCGCGGGGTAAAAGTTCAAGTCACCGCAGAGGGCACGTATGATCTAAAGTGTAGGGTAATTGGAGATGGTGGTCAGAGCACTTCTACTGGCAGTATAAATATAGGAGAAGATTTAACTCTTTGGGGAGAAGGGGAGAATTGGGGAACTGAGACTCTTTGGGCTTCTGGTGAGTTTAACTTGGAAGATATTGATCTTCACGCCTTAGGTAGATCGTTCGATGTAGAGTTTTATGACGATGGAGGGATAGAGGCTCCTTTTCAAATTAACTATTGGAGTTTGTGGGGATACCTTGAAGACAGGCGTTAATTCAAAAGAGGGTAAACATTAATGGGAACATTGACTTTTAATGATGATTTTATAGAAACTGGGCTTGACGGGATTAAGCCTCAATCGTGGAATACTGATGTATATCCTCACTTTGTTGCTATACGCACAATTCTTAATGGTAACGTAGATGCCACGAACTTAGGTGTAACGGCAGGGACAATCGTGGCAAGTAAGGTAGTGACTTGTGATGCAAACAAGGATATGGGTTCATTCCGCAATATCACTCTTACGGGGGAGTTGGATGCAGGGACGTTAGACGTTTCTGGGAATGTTGATATAGCGGGAACTACAACACTAAATGGGATATTGCAGGTTAAGAACGGGGCAACATCAGCAGGGAAAATTGAGATTTACGAAGACTCAGATGATGTTACTCTGGGAGCAGTAAATAAGCTTACCCTTATTGGCCCTGCACTTACAGGGGATGTAGCCCTAACATTGCCCAATGCCACTGGTAGTGCAGGTCAACTCCTGTCTACAAATGGATCAGGTGGCGTGATGTCATGGGTCACTCCTTCCTACGCACCTGCCGCAGGGAGTGGTTCGATAGTAACTACTGGAGCATTAGCTTCTGGTACTATAGCAGATGGATTTGGGACAATAGCAACTACTAATACTCTGACTACAAATACTGCCACATTTAAAACTACAGATGCAGGTGCGGGCTCAGTAAAGACTATTGCAATATTAGAATGGGACCCTGCCTCTGGTGCTATGACAGATGCAAGCTCTGGTATAGGGATTGACTTTAAGATGCCAGACGATGCAAACAATCAAGATGTTTACGCCTCAATTAATG